ATACCTTTCTCTTAATTCTGTATCACTTTCTGCGTCATAGCCATTTACCACAGGCTCTAAATTAGTCACAGAAGTTAATCCAGGTATTGATACTGGGAAGTATCTTATAGCTCCTGCGGGTACATTGCCTATAGTTCCAGCTACTTCACACTCAACTAATACTGTCAGTTCACCAGAAGAATCTATAGTTTTATTTTCAAGCGACATAAAATTAATAGTATCTGAAGCTACAAGGTCACCTATAGATATGCTAGCTCCTTCTTGTCCTGTTATTAGAACTGTTGTAGTCGCTTTAGTAGCCGGTTTCCTTTCTATCCCAGCCCTTTGATATACAAATTGTTCTAGTTCTTCACCCGATAGATTTTCTACATCTAATTTTTTAGCTACTGCTTGTATTGATCTATTTTTATTCTCAAATTCTATAGCAGCTGGCTTAGTTGCATCATAAAAAAAAGAGCCTTCGCTCTTATCGTATTCATCGCTTATATTTTTCAACATTCTATCATGTATTTCTTTAACACTTTCCAATTAAAAACTCACCTCCTGGCTGAAGGTTTCTCCATTCTTTAATACTATTGTAAAGTATATTTTTAATGTTGCGAAGTTCTGCTCTGTCCTAAAATCTTCTACTCTATCTATTTCAACATGCTTTTGTAAAGCTTCTTCTATTTCCCTTCTCAACTCACTTTGTAGAAAAAACTGTGGAAGCTTTCTCCCCTGAATTAGGTCCTTTATGGTCGTTCCGTACTCGTCAATTCCTTCGTCTTCCTTGTATATTTCAAATTTAAACTTTTCAGTTTTTAAAATTTTCTCTATCCAAACCTTAATTGCTTCTTTCCCACTAACTTCTACTAACCGGCCATCTTTTACTACAAAATCGCCCTTTTCAAAATCATATAAAAAAGTTTTGCCTTGTATTTGTCTTTCTTCCTGCTCCATTTTCTCTATGACATTGTCTAAATCAAGTGTAGGAAACATCTAATCACCTACCTTATGCACCTTATCTACAATAAAAAATACCTGCTCGTTTTCAGTAGGAATTAATAATACTTCATCTCCTACTTTTAATTCAAAATGCAAAGTTAATTTAGTTTTATCTTTGTCGCTTATATTGATTGAAATTAGAGGATTAGAGGGCTTTGAAGTTATAGCAATATCTCCTATATCATCACCAGCCGTTAATTCAAACTTATACTCTTTTTTCAATAATCCTTCAGTAATATATAATTGATTCTCTTGCAATACAATATTCCCATCTAAAATAGATATTTTTAGAGGATCTACACCTACTACTTTACCTACGCAAGGACCTATATTATTTGATTTATCTCTTTCTCTAAACATCTTCGCTAACCCTACATCCCACATTTATATCACTTCCTCTAATGTAAGATCTATGGTATGAATCCTATTTTGGTACATGTGAGTGCAATCCTTAACTAGATATTGCCCCTTCAAATTAAACATATCATTATCTATTTCTAATATTCTGCCAGCTCTAACATTATCATCGCCTAATAATGTGATTGATATATCTTTTCTTATTCTATTTAGCTCTCTAAGCTTATTTTGAGCAATATTTCTAGCTTGTGCCATATCTTTATCATCTACTGACTCTACTACCTGCAGCCATCCAAATTTAGCTATATTATTATCATCTCGAGCCTCTGCAACTACCCTGCTACTTTTTTCATTATTAGAAGTTATTAATACGCTATTCCTCATATCTGCTATGGATTCAGTTTTACTAATATTACCTATTGCCCATAATGGATTAAAAGCCGCTATGTTTGGTGCAGGTTTAAATCTTGGAGTAATAATTAGATCCGTATATTTTTCGATATATAACTTTCCCGCTCTCATCTCTAGTCTGTATTTTGTTCCCGTTGAATCTGTAGCTTGTTTTAATATGTCTCGGATAATATCTGCAATTGTATCGTTTTTATATATTTTAGTAATAGTTATAGGTATACTTGTTATATTACCAATGGGTACATTGAATTTACTGCATAATTGCTTTATAGCGTCATCTGCTTTTGCTTTATTGAATTGAATAATAGTCCTGGATTGATTTAAATAAAAGGCATAATCAAAGGCTGTAATCGATTTTCTATATCTTTCAGTCTCTAAATCTACAATAATTCCCCTGAATATTTCGTTGGTATTATTTAAAAGCATTATCTTATCCCCTATCTCTACTAAATCATAATTCATCATATATCTATTTTCTATGTTTCTAGCTACACTTACATTTAATTCCATTCCCAATGTATCTATACTATCTCTCCAACTTAAATTCCCACACATTCTAGTAATATTAGTTTCCATTCCATTATCTTTAATTAAAAAAAGTGTGTAATTATCCATCAATTTACACCCTCTTGCACAAACCTATATTCGCTACATTCCAAAGTATAGGCTATGTCTCCATTACGCCTTACTCTGTAGTTAAAATTGTCGATTAAGACAGGCATATTAAACCATTCACGCCCATCTGGTCGACTAGCCACAATCCTTAAAGGTATTTTCCTAGCTCTCCACTTGTTAAAAAAATCTACATATCTAAAAGGTTCGGCCACACTTCCAGGTTTCATCCATGAGTATTCCTTTGAAGGGAAAATTGAAGTGATAGAAAATGTTCTTAATCCTTCATCCCCTATCAAATTTAAAGTGCCATTATTAATTGTTTGAAACCTCTCATTCTCTTGGGGTTTATCCATTTCTATTTCGGGTACAACCGGCAAAATTATTACTTCTTCTCTGTTGTTAGCTGAAAAAACTATATTACTACCCATTTTCTATCACCTCCTACATGTTATCCAATGCTAATTTGATTTTCTTATATACTGTAAAACCAACTTTATTTACCAAATCATCTTCACCATATACATTACCATAGATATTAACCTCAACATTCACGCCATCGCCAATAGATTTATTTCTTAATAACCTTTCTGATTTATCAGCAGGTATAATAGTTTCTCCTGAAGAGAGCTTTCTGATTTCCCCACCTTCTTCATGTATCCTTGCATAACCTGCAGGAGAATAAGAAGTACCTTTGGCAAACTCCATCATCTGTGGACCAGATCTTGAATTAGAATTAGCTCCTGTTTGTTTACTCAAAGACTTATAACTTCCATATTCAAAAGTATTTACTGTTTTTAAATTAAATCCAAAAGTTTTACCGCCAAATTTAGGCACCCAGTCAGGTATTTTAAACGAAAGTGAGTTTAATCCTTGTATTATGGGATTTACAACATTATTTATAAAAAAGTTTCCAATTCCTTTTAAAGCATTCATTATTCCGGTACCTATATTGCTAAATGCTGTTGTTATTCCATAGCTAAGTTCTTTAGCTTTTTCTTTTATTGTATCCCAATTTCTATACAAGGCTATTCCTGCTGCAACTACTGCTCCTATTGCAACTACTAACCAACCTAATGGAGTCAAAGTAATTGTACCATTAAGTAGTAACCATATTGTGTTTAATCCAGCCAGAACACCTTTAGCAATGGTTATAACTTTAACAGCTGCATACATTCCTCCAATGAAACCTAATATGCTTAGTATCAATGTCTCATGTTTCTTTACAAAATCAAATACTTTAGTACCAAAATCAATTATATTATTTATAACTTCTCTTATTGAATCCTTTGATTCTTTTAACCTTTGTATAAACGGTATTGCTGCTTGAACCGCATCATTTATATAGGGTAAAAATATTTGTCCTACTTCATCTGCTGCTAAAGTGATATTGTTCTTTAAAAGTTGCAATTGTGATTTAGTGTTTTTAAACTTCTGTTCAGCTTCTTTTTGAAGTGCTATGTTTTCTTCCCATGCCTTAGAGCCCATTTCAATAGATTCTCTGAATAAATCACCAGCACCGCTTGCTCTTAATAGGGCATCTCTAAGCCTTACTTCTTTAATACCCATATCATCAAGTATTTTAATTGCAGTTATACCTTTTTCCTCAGCTTTGCTCAAGCCTTCAATAAAAGCTATAATTGCTCCGGCAGCATCATTTTTAAACTTTTTCTTAAACTCACTGCTAGACATTCCTGCAACTTTTGCAAAGTTCTGTAGCTTCTGTCCTCCTTTTTCTACTGCCAACTGCATATCAACCATGACTTTAGAAAAGGCTGAACCTCCAGCTTCTGCTGCAATACCTACAGATGATAG